ACTGTCCTTATCAGCTTTAAGATTAATCTTCATTGTCACTGTTTCGTCAATGTCTGTTATTTCATCTTCAAGCTCGGTTTTATCTGCCTTTGCAGATAAGGCTGTGTTAATCGCAGTTATTCTTTCGGTTAGCGTGTTGATGTTGCTATCCGCAAGCGCTAGGTCTATGCTGTTCTCGTATATGCCGTTTTCGATTTTGTTGAGGTTTTCTGCGCAAAGTGGTGTAGCTGTGCTCGGTGCGTCTTCCCAATTTGTTTTTGTGTATGCCATAATATTTATTCCCCCTTTGCCTCTATGCTGTCTGTCAGAGCTTTAATTCCGCTCAGTGTACGGCTCAACACATAGGCTTTTACTTTCTCTTTTTTAGGTTGTCCTGCGTTATCATAGACAAAATCACCGTTTGAATCAGTAACATGGCTTTCAATTTCTAATCCGTCACCAATCTGCACCCAAGGCCTGCCGTCAAGAGTAGCTGCAAGCGGTGTGTAGGAACAATTATAAAATCGTTCGCCTGTTTTTCCATGCAATAAACTTTGCACATCGTGCACCAGTCCGCCGCCAATGCCGTCATCTTTCTGCCAACAGACTACATTTTTAGTAAAATCATATGTTACAACATCCTCGCCCCACTGTGACTCTGCCATGGTGGTTTTAGCTTTTCTGTCATTTAACGAGTAACCGTAAGAAAAACTAAAGCCGTTATAGCCGCTGCTGTTATATTCCTCAGCATATAGATTTTCGTAAAAATCGTATGTTTCTGTACTCTTGCCGAGTTCGATGTATCTAAAAACACCATAGCTTGCATTAGGAATAATTGTTCCGAATACTCCGAGCAATTCACAACAATTCTTGAGCAGCTCGCCGTATGTAATTGTATTTGAGTCCTCAAGCCATGCTCTGTTGCATGTCGGGAAATTTCGTACAGTTAAGCCTGTTGATTGGTTTATCACCTCGTCGAGAATTTCTTTGTTATCCTCGACCTGAATCATATGCTTTCCGTTGTAGTTAAGGCATTGCACAACCAATTCGCCGATTTTATAGCCGTTTGGATAAGTTTTCCATAAATCAAACAGCTTATTTGTTGCGTCAATATCATATAACATAGAGAGTGCGTCATAAGCGACAATGTGTCGCTTATTGCGGTTATTCTTGTCGAGCTTGGCACTGTCAATAATACCGCTAAACAAATAATATTCCTTTGCAGCTACGGTTTCTCCCGGCAAAAGTGATGTACCTAAAAACAGCTTTGCAGATGGCAGCAGCTTTTCTCCGCTCGGAAAACGCTGCGTTAATTTTACGCTTATCCATTTGCCTACAAGGTCATTTGTAAAGGTTCTGTCAATTGAATTTACAATGTCAATGTTAATTTCAGCGGCAATACAGCCGCCAAATTTCAGCTTGCTTTCGTCGCAAATTGACTGTTTAATGCTCATACTTTCGCTTGCTATGTTTTCCTCGGTAATGTCCTCGTATTCACCGTTTGGAAATGAAACTGTAAGCGTGTTTTCAATCAGATTTTCGATTGCCTGCTTTTTGTGCAGGCTTGAAACCTCAAGCAAATTAACCACCTCTTAATATTCAATAAATGTAAATGTTACCGCCGCATATTTAATGTTGTCTGCGGTAATAAGCTTTGGCGTGTATGTTATATCGGGTATATATGCGGTCATAGTGCGGTACGCAAGAAGTTCATCGTCCCAGTATTCAACATTGAGCTTGCGTTGCTGAGAATTTGACATAGCACCGTTTAAAACACTGCGAATAGTTCTCATTTCAGCAAGGGTAAGACCGTCAATTGTATTAAATGTAATCTTCGTCTTGCTGTTTGGCGAAGTTACTCGCCTTAAAAGGTTGTTGCTGTCACGATAGGCTTTAATCTCCGTACGCTGTAAAGGTGTGGCTTGATAACTCTCTTTAGCTATGAGCTTATGCGGAAACTGCAAGCCGTTTTTCGGGAATTTAATTAAATAGCCTTTAAATTCACCCAATCCTATCCCTCCTTATGCAAAAGCGGACCTGCCTGTGCGTTTCTTGATTTTGTTGTTCTCATCAGCAACAGCCTCAAAAAGCACTCTGCCGTCAGGCATAGTCAAGGTAATGTGAATATCACCGCCGTTGCCCGCTCCGCCGTATTCAGAAAGCACTTCAGCCATAGCCTGTTTCATTGCTGATATTGGCGAAACAACTTCCGCTTCACGCTTATTATCGCCGAGAACTGCAAGAAATTCACCGTAATTTGCAGGTACATATGTGCCTGTAGCAAGTTTGGGGATGTGCACCTTATCAAGCCGACCTGCGTGCCATTCCTGCCCAAACAACTTGCCTATCGAATTTGCAACCGTGTCCACACCCGACAACATTTTATTGATTGCAGAAATAAAGCCGTTTATAAAAGTTTCAATTCCTGTTAGTGCATTGTTAAGAGGAGTTTTTAGAATGTCATAAATCGGACTAAAAGCATTAGAGAACACGGTTTTGATAGGTGTTAAGGCTTTTTGTATTTTGCCAATCATCGAGTTAGTAGAAGAAGTAATCTTACTTGTGTTTTTACTGAAACTGTCTGCACTTTTTGAGCTTGATGTTTGAACTGTATCGCCGAGTTCATTGAATTTATCTTTTGAACCGATAAGTACACCCTGTGTGCTTTCATTATCACTGATAATAGAGCTTGATGACTTTTTAACTTTGTTAGATGACATTTTTACAGAATTTGATGCCGCTGCTTCAAGCTCTTCCCAAGTTGTAATGTTATCATCTTTCAATAATGAAAGTACGGCGTCTTGACTTAATATATCATCATTTACAAGTTTAATATATTTGCTGTAGTCTTTTGTCCCACCGTTCAGAACGCTAAGTGAATCACCTGTTTCTTCAAGTTTTTGACTATATCCATCAAGTGCGTCTTGTCCTTTTTGCTGTTCATCGGTCATCTCTGCAATGTTTGCCGCGGCACTTTTTGCTCTATCAGTTGCGCCAATATTCCAAAATAAAGAACGAATACTACCCTCTGGGGTGTAAAAGTTTTGAAAATTATTACCGATAGTATCGTATAAATTTTTATACACATTTTTATTTAATGTTCCACTATCTAATTTTCTTTGCAATTCTTGTGCTGTCTTTGTTAAGTCACCTTTTTGCTTAATCAATTCATTTGCGAGTATTTTAGCTTCATCTTTACTTAATTTACTTTGATTATAAATTTCGTCAATGAATTCTTTTGTTGCTTCATCTGTATTATTTTCTTTTAACAATGCTTCAACTTCGATTTCTTTCTTAGCTTTCGCTGTAGATAAATCAGAATACATTGAACTCAGTGTCAACTTAGCTTGTGCTATTTCCCATTGATTTACTAAATCATCAAGATTTTCAGAAACTTCGTCTATGTTGTCTTTGATAACGATTTTACCGTCAATTTCTTCAAGTGTCAGAGTATTCCATTGATCGTCAAAACCGTTGACTTTTTCAGACAACAAATCGACTATTGTCTTATACTCGCCCTTTTCGTCTTCGTCAATTGTACCGTCACTGATAATTTCTTGCAGTCGCTCTTTAAGCTTATCAACATTATCAAAATTGACTTTCATATCGAGTTGAGTATCGTTAAGCTCGTCCATTTTGCTCGACATCTCATCAGATAAAGATTTCCATTTATCTGTAAGTTCTTGCGTTTTGTCGAGTTCTTTCCTAAGTGACGAATTGTTCCACTTATAATCGTTGTAAGCCTCAATCGCAACTACGATAGCAGTAATTGCACTTGCTATTGCAAGCAACGCATTTGCACTCATTACTTTTCCGATGTTCTGAATAGCAGATGTGACCTTTCCTATACTGCTCGCAATAGCCTTACCTGTCTTAAAAGCTAAAACAGCCGTGGCAACAGCACCGATACCTCCAGCTACTGCTTTTAACACAGATGGGCTTATTTTTTTTATAATATCTGAAATATCTTTAAGCGCTCCGGCAAATGCATTAAGCAAATCAGGTACAACCTTTTCAATAGTCCACTTTGCCAAAGGTAAAAGAATAGTTTTATAGGCTTGTTTTAGCTTATCGCCACAGGCTTTTAACAGTTCTCGGAAAGCTCCGCTAAGTGTTTCAACCGCTTTTGCAACAGGGTCAAGATTTAGGTCTTCAAGCCACTCAAGCCTGATTTGCGACATATCATCAAGAAAACCTGTTATATCCTCTACTATACCGAGAATGTTCTCCCATATTTTCTTACCTGTTTCGTTTTTCTCCCAAGCGTCTTTGATTTTGGTTCTGAGAGTTTCTGTATAGTTATTGCAGTTGCGAATAATCTCAAGTATATTGCTCCAAATTTTCTCGCCCTTACCGTCATTCCACACCTGTCTGAATGTATCGCCTACCGTATCCAAAAGCTCAACAAGGCTGTTCCACTTGTCGATAAACGATTGCACCACGCTGTCACCTAAGCCTGCTTTCTCCCAAGCATTTGTAAAAGCCTCTGCAATGTCGCCAACTGTGCTTACAAAAGTGTTAATTAAGGAGTTAATATTTCCAAGCACTTTTTCGCCTGTGCCGTTATTCCACACTTTTGCCCACGAATTTTTAATCGTTACGCAGGCGGTTTTTACCTTGTCAAGCGAATTTACAATATTGTCAATAGTCTTGCTTGTGCGCCTGTCGCTGTCAAGCATAGATTGCTCAAGTGCATTTTGCATTGATTTGATTTCAGAACTTGACGCTTGCGTATTTGTGTCTGAACTGTTGTCCGAGGTGTCACTCATCACATTAAGCTCATCAAAGCCTGCAAGGTTTTTCTGTAAATCCTCGGCTGCCTCCGATGTTTTTTCAATCTCAGAAGCAGAGCTGTCCGCTTGACTTGCAAGGTCTGACATATCGCTTACAGCTGAGCTTGTCGCATTGCTTGTTGCAGTAGAATAGCCGAACACCTGAGCTGTAAAGTCTTTAAATTTCTGTGCCGCAACGCTAAGTCTTGAAATAAATTGATTAATGCAATTAAGCAGCGGAGTAAAAGCATTTATCAAGCCTTGACCGATTGTAGCCTTGATACTGTCAAACTGCAGCTGTAAAATTCTCGTTTGATTTGCCCAACTGTTCTGAGTGCGTGCAAAGTCACCCGTTGCATTGCTCAACTGACCGAGTACAAAGTTATATCTAAGCGTTACCTTTTCTGCCTCAGTCATAGCAGATGTGGTCTTGCCCCATCCGTTTGCCATTGCGTAATTGTCAAGTGCGTTCTGCGTCATCACAATGCCAAGGTCTTTGAGCGTTTCGGTTTCACCGCTGAAAACAGATTTTAGTTTTGTGTACGCCTCATCTTGTGTGATGTTATAAAATGACGCCACATCGCCCGTAAGAGCAGTTAATGATGTGGACATATCAAATGCCTGCTGTTCAGTAAAGCCGAAAGCCTCCGCCATAGAACCAAAAGTGCCGACATATTTTTTAGCCATAGTTTCAGACAAGCCGTAGGATTTTTGTGCCGACTTTGCCCAATCGTCCACACTTACAGACATATGGCTGAAAGTAACATCAACTACATTCTGCACTTCTGCAAGGTCTGAGCCAAGCTCTATGCTTTCCTTGCCAAAGCTCACAACCGCCGCCGTACCGAAAGCGGTAAGCAGCGTTCTGCCAATCATTTTCGCCTTGCTTTGCAGTCTGTCAACAGCCGTTCTGACTGTTGTAAGCGACTGCTTAGCTTTATTTGCACTCAAAGTCACTGCTTTCTGTACCTTTTCAGATATATTTTTTGAGCTGTCTGCAACATTTTTATCAATGCTTTTCAGCACATCAAGAACCTGTTTACTGTATAAATCAGTATTTTCTTTAATATTTTTGCCTGTTTTTTCTGTTTCTTGCTCAACCTCTGAATTTGTTTTTTTCACTTGCTGTGAAACAGAACTGTTTACTTTATCCCAAGCTGCCTGCATTGCCTCTGCTTGTGTCATTCCTGTTCGTTTCAGAATAGAAGCAATAGACATTGCTTTCGACTTTGCACTTCTCTCTGTATCAGCAATTATATTTTGTATCTGAGCGCCAATATCTGATGTGTTGTTTTTAACTTCATCAACTATTTTGTCGGCAGAATTTGACACTTGTTGAGTTGCATTTTGTGCAGTCTGAGCAGTAGTCTTAGCACCTGCCTGAGCCTTGCTCTGAGCTGCCTCAATAGCTTTATTGATTCTTGCAATATCGCTGTTAAGACCGCTTGTGTCGATTTTAGTATTAAAAATCAAGCTACCGTCAACCGCCATGTAATCACACTCCTTTCAATATAAAATAAAGGGCGTAACGAAATGTGACACCCTTGTGGTATAAAAACAGCGCACACCCGAAGATGTACGCTGTAATTAGCTTATTTAGTTGTTATGAGTTCTTTGCTTCAAGTTTCTTTTGTGTTATACCTGCAATCGCAAGCTGTTCGTATGCCTTAGGGGCTGACAGGCTGTCCGGAACAGGTATTCCATATGTATCGCAAGTCAGTTTATCCATTTGAGCAATTTCAAGAGGTGTACATCCTTTGTCTTTCATAATTGCACGCTGAATACGCAGATAATTAGCAACACCGTTAAGATACTTTACCGTATCTGGAGAAACAAATGCATTAACCGCTTCTTTTACTCTGAAATATGTTTCCTCGAGATTTTCAAACTGCTCCCACGCCTTGTCTGTATCAAGAATTTTGCAGTGGTGATTTGCCCCTCGTTCGGTCCAGAGGTAAAGGCGAGTAACCATATTATTAGGGAAGTAACTTTCGGTTACTACCTTTTTAAATTCTTTGAGTTCGTCACCCTGTAAATAGAAATAATGCTTTCCCTCTATGAACTTTTCTTTATTTCTCTTGAAATTGTTTCTGATATTTGTTGTATCAGTTCCGTATGCCTCTGCAAGCATTGCAGTTGTAATAACTTTCTGTCCTTTGTATTCCATAGCTTTCATATCATTTAACCGCCTTTCTCATTTCAGCTTTTGCAGCTTTAATGCCTTGAGCATATCCAAATGCGAATGCATCGCAAATCATATCACATACACTTGAATTGGTACGATAAATTTCCGTAACGTTCTCGTAGCCCATATCATAATATGGATTAATAGTGCCACGAACACTTTTGATTACATTTTTTACATTCTTTACACAAGCCATAATAAAAACTCCTATCATAATTTTAATTTGACAGAAGTTCCGCTAAATGATATAATAGATTTCAGATAGAGATACTTCTGTCGGGATAGAACATTTGGGTTTTGGTCGTCAAACTGTACCCCATATGTTCTATTTTTTTATATCGCTTTCCAACTTTTGTATTCCTCGACTAATTGCTTCTGTTTTATTCACTTTTTCTTGTTCACAATATTTATCAAGCAGTGCTTTGTCTTTATCACTTATCCTTATGCTTATTTTGTTTGGTCTTGGATTATCGGTTGGTCTGCCTGTTCTTGGTGACATCTAACTGCCCTCCTTTCTTTTGTCTGGCATAATTATATATTATTGTCGGGCAAAAGTCAATACCTATTTAAAAATAATTTGATAAAATTTTAGCCACCCCGTTTGGAGTGGCTTTTTCATTGTTTTTTAATCCATTACTTTAAAATCCAGTATGGATAGATTTATAGTGGATATACATTCTCCGTCAAAAGAAATGTATAAGCGTTTTAAAATCCAATATGGATAGATTTTAACAGCTACCCTCATATATACCAATTAACCTTTAGTTAATCTTTTCCAATGACACTTGACACACACCCTATCATTTCCTTTATTTATTTGACTACATACAGGGCATTTCCAGTCAGCTCTTGGTTCTTTGAGTTCATTGTCCGCTTCTTTACCTGTTATACATAATTTTTCAAGGTACACAAGTATCTTTGCAATTCCACCAAAAATGAAACACAAGAAAGCTGTACCAGTCCACACACTTATTAACGCAACAATAGTTTTATACTCATATGCCATTAATAGACCTATAATTATACCAAAAACCGCAATACAGAGAGTTAAACCCTTGTAAAATTTACTGTTCATAAAATCACTCCTTTGTTACATAATATAACAAAGTTTGTTTATTGTCAACAATAATTTTATAAAGCACCTATACAAGATTGTTTATAAAATCCTCTTCGGCGTCAAGTTCTGCTTGCTGTTCGGGAGAGAGCTTTTCCTTGATGTCAACAAGCTCTTTGTGCTCGTTGTAAAAATCACGCTCCCATTTTTCAAGCTTTTTGCCCTTAGCACGCTTGCCTCTTATGTTCATTACCTGCGAGAGCAAGCCGTCGCCTACCTCACTGAAATAGCCGAGAAAAGTCCACCAATGCACATAGCTTGCAATCCTTGTTTCAAAGCCTGCAACCTTGTTAAGTGCTGGGAAAATAATGCTTTCGTCATAGCTCCAATCAATAATTTTGACTGGAGCTTTTTTCGATTTCGGCACATCTCCGCCGTCAAGAAACCACAATGCCTTTTTGAGTGCCTCCTCAACATTCTTTGGAACTTCCTTGTATAAGCAATTCAAGCATACTGCCGCTTTTTCGCAGTAGGATAGCTCTTTGTCGGCATAAGCCTCGAAAATCAAGAGAGCAATACGAAAATCGGAATTAATCTCGTACTGCTCTCCGTCTATTTCAAGGCTTGTAGGAAGTAATCCAATCACTTTGCAAGCCTCTTTGCTTGATTGAGGTACTTCTCAATATGCTTGCTCTGCTGAGCGTGTGCGTTTTCAATGTCACTTACGATGACCGGCACAACGCAGTTGAGAAAGTTCTCAAAAATCATACTGCCATCATCACAGATTGAAAGGCAATTTACATCGCCAAACGCACCCTGACTTACACCTGCACCGAGAACATAGTCTATTTCTTTGCGGATTTCCTTGTCAACATCAAGAAAAATTTCAAAGGTTACATCCTCGGGTTTCATATTCTTGTACTTCTGCACAAGCGCTTCGGTGCGTTCTGTCAGCTTGTTAATTCGCTCAACGAGTGAGTAGTCTGTGGTGTTAATCTTGATTACCGTGCTTTCATCATTGTTGATTGCATATGTTTTTAAGGGTGTTTTAAAATTCAAACTCTGCATAGAATCACTCCTTATACAGTTTCGGTAAATGTCGGTACCTTATCTGAGATTGTCGCTGTACCCTGCTTTCTGTTGCCGTCAAATGTAACATTAAACGGAATGTTTACACCGCCCTGCGCACCGCCGTATGACTGCGGCTTAACAATGCAGTCCTCAATCCAAGCATCATAAGGTCCTGTTTTCTTGTCAATGAGCACTTCAAGAATTTTCGTTTTGCAGTCGTCACCGGTAAGGCGGTTCATTGCAATATCCTTGATTTTCGGGTAAATGCTGTCACCTGTATTTGCGTAATATGTACCTGCGTCAAGGGTAGGCTCGTAGCCATTGTCATTTACAGAGGTTTCATCAAGAATGTTCTTTACTGTGCTTGTGTCCGGACTAAGCTCGACCGACATATCGTCAATGTCCTTGCCGATAAGATACCACTTTGGACTTTCGCCTGTGCCAAAGCTTGCGTCAATAAAATGTAAAAGGTAACTTCTTTTGAGTTTACCGATATCGGGTGTTGATACTGCCATAATAATTCCTCACTTTCAATTTTTAATCAATTTTCAATAGCGTATTGGGCGGTGATTTGCAATTGGTACTGCACACCGCCGTTGTTGTTTTCGTCAGGTATGCTGTAAAGCATTCCGTTTGAGCAAGTGAGTTTTTTAAGCTCACCGTATAAAACGTTGTCGCCGACTTCAACTTCTATGTCACCCTCTGCGTGCCGTTCAAGCCACATTTGCAGTTCAAGCAACATTCCGCTGTTTACAAGTCGGTCATAGTCGTTGAGCGACTGACAGGTAGCGTACAGGATAAAGGTGTGATTGCGTGTTTGATTTCCTAAAATATCTTCCTTTACAAGCGTGTCGCCTGTTGGGGAAAGTCCGAAATCCTGTACTTTGTTTGTTGAATAATCAATGTGCACAAGCTCGCCGATTTTCGGAAACTCCTGCACAACGGACCTTACAAGTTCGATTATATTCATTTTGCATTACTCCCAAGTCTTCTTGCCGCCGCTTGCAGAATATCCCTTTTGCGGTCGGCTTTCATTCGCTCAAACCACATTTTGCCCGCAAGCGGGTGCTTGTCCTTGCTGTACTGAATATCTCTGCCTGTCGGGTGTTTTTTCTTGCCTTTAGGACTTCGCCAACCGATTATAATGCCGTCACCGCTATAGCGCCCGAATACGATATGCTCCGTACCGTCTTTTTCTCGCACGATCGGATAGTTAGGACCATACACCTTGCCATAGTAAAGATACCTTGCATAAGGTGTAATCTGTTTAATTTCTCCACTGCCGATAACGGTATGTATAGTTGCGGAGTTTTCGAGTACACCCATTTTAAAAGGTGTGTACGGCTTCATCAGCTTAATGCAATCCTTGTCAACCTCTCGTTGTGCTCTTGCTATATGCTTGTTTAAATCATTAGCAAATTCTTTATTCCACTTGAGAGAAAGAGTGCCGCTAACATCTGTCGGCTGATTTACATTAAAAAGCATTTAATCACCTCGCAGATACTTTGATGTGCTGTAAATCCGCAGGGCCGTAAAGCAAACGGTCAATACTCATTACTGTGTGAATTTCGTATTTGTCACGCAAGGTTTTTAGGCTCTCTGATACGCTCCTGTCGCTTGAATTATCAAAGATGAAATTACACTCACCTTTTACAATAATGTCTTGAGAGGGGGACAGAGGGGATATATCAGCGTTTAGAAACAGACCGTTGCTCGGAAATAAAAAATCATTCGGAGCAAGAACAAGCGCATTTAACGGAATGTATATAGCTATTCCGTCAGCGTTCTGCATTCCGCTTTTAAGTACATTAGCGGCTTTGCACTCCTGCCAATGGCAATGCGGAATAATAAGCCTGTCAAAGCCTTTGCCGTTAAATCTGTAAAGGGTCAGCATAGTATCCGTAAACATAATCAAACACCTCTGTACAAAAGGTCTGTGTCTGCAAGATACTTATATACTGCGGATTTAACACATCGTGTAAGTTGCTTTTTGCGAACCTCACAGCTTTCATACGAGCGTGACACATCTCCGACTTTTTCTGATGTTATGCCCTCACTGCCGCTCATATTATCGGCTTTATACATCAGCTCTGCGACCTCACAGCAACAAAGTTTCACAGGCTCGATTATATCCTTTGTATCGTCAATATTTGAGCCTGTGTAAGCATTAATAATAAGCGTTGCCTCTCTTGCATAGTAGGCAAAAGCGGAGGTAATGACCGCTTTTCTGCCACATAGATATACGGATTTATAATAGTTTTCGTCAGCGTAAACGGTCATACTTCACACTCCTTTAAGACTTAACCGCTGTGTGACAGTAAATACCGGCGGTCTTGTTTTCGTACACATCTGCAATGCCTACCATTCTGTAACCGAACTTGTAACCGTCCGAGTCCTGATTTACCGACGGTTCAATTACCTTAGTGTCAAGGTGCTTAGTAAACTGGATAAGGGCAGGCTTATGAATAATCATAAAGTTGATGTTTGAGGCGGCAGTGGCTTTCTGATAGCCGCCCTTGGTCTTGCCGCTTGATGTGCCGTCAAGCTGTTCAATCGCTGTATAAAAGCGTGTCTGCGGCACTGTGATAATCTTAGCAAATCTGCTGAGAACCTCTCTTGACTTTGTTGTGTCCAAATCCTGCACAAGTCCGTAAAGAGTTGGTGTAATGTAAAGGTAACGCTGCTCGTACGGAACTTCGTCCTCGTCCATCTGAGTAGTACCCTTGCGGAGTGCCTCGATTACTGCCGCACCTGTGGTAAGGTTTGCAGGTGTGGCAGAGGTAATACCTGCGTGACTTGCGTATGCAGCAAAGCGAAATGCGTCAAGCTCCGGCACAACCTTGGTGCGGATAAATTCGCCCGAAAGTCTGCCGAACGCAACGCCTGCGGTTTCGATATTGTCCATTGTGTCCACATTGAACATTCTGCCTCGGTCAAAATTGCATTTTACGGTTTCGTTTGTGAGTGTAACATCACCGTTCACATAACCGCTGTTACGACTGTAATCCGCAAGACCGTCCATTGAAATCATCGGAATAATAAGCTCGTTTGAGTTTGCACCAGCTGTTGCAAGATCAGTCGCACCGTCAAGCTCGCTTGTAAGTGCCGACTGCTTATAAACCTCATCGAGCAAGGCTGTGTAAGTTTTAAAAAGTGCAATAGAATTTGCCATAAAATTTCACCTCATCAATTATTTTTCGTCTGTACTAAGTCCCATTGCCGCTCTCATACTTGCAAGAGGGTTTGACTTAATACCTGCGTTTCCTGTATTCTTTACAGGATTTTGGAACGGCTCATCAGAACCGAACATATAGCTGTTTTCGCTCTTAACGCTTTCAAGAGCCTTAGTAATATCGTCTGCCTGATTTTTTGATGTTTTAAGACTGTCAAGGTCAAGCAAAGCCTTGACCGCAGTTGCGTTTCTCGCACCGCTCTTTGAAATAGCGCCGTCAAGTACAGAGTTAAACTCCATATCGGCAATTTTTGTCTGATACTCGGTTTCTTTGTCTTTAAGGCTTGTGTTGAGTTTTGCGATCTCGCCTTTAAGATTTTCGACATCTATGCCCTCAAACTCTTTAAGTGCTGTCTGTGCTGTTTCAAGCTGTGATTTGTAATTATCTCTTGCTGTTGTGATTTTTTCAACCTCTGCAACAGTCTTGTAATTTGCAAGCACCGCCTTGTCAAACTCTGCCTTTTTCTCATCGGGAATCGTAATACCAATTTCAGAGAGAAGTGTGTGTATGTTCTTCATAATATAAATCCTTTCTGCATAGCTTATATTCCGCTTTGCCTGCGGTAGAAATTCAGCCGTATAAACCAACGGCGGGGTAAAATAAAAGCACCTATGCAATCAAATGCAAGGGTGCTTAATCTGCTTTATTTTTGTTGTCTTCAACCTCAATAACAAAACCTCTGTCAATAAGGCTTTTCGCTCGGTCTTTGGTACATTCAAAGACTTCATTGACAGGTCTGTTGATAAGACCGTTCATTTTATCGTTAAACGACACAACTACTTTTACTTTCATTTTGTCACCGCCTTTCTGATTTTGGGTATTAAAAAAGCACTCAATCTGATTGATTAAGTGCTAATCTCTGTATTAAATTCACGCATAACAAAACCGCCCACAAGGAGCGGTTAGTCTTCTTCCAAGTAGTCAAATTCACTCGACATTGAGCGTTCTTTTTCTTCGTCTGTTAATGTAGAAAGAAATTCTTCCATACATTTTATTTGCAATTCAATAGGTCCGTCGATAATTGCGTTTCTTGATTTATTTTCTTCCACTCCAAATCACCCCAGCTTTTGATTTATTTAGCAAAGTTTTAACAAATCTATCTTTTTCCTCATCGGTTTCCTTAACCACTATCTTCTTATACAATCTATTACACTCAAGAGCAAATCTATTGTTGTCAAAATCATCGGTTTTAGTTAAATATTCAACTGTGCCGTTGTTTTTTACAATAGTAATTGTTCTAACATTTTTATTTGCAAATACATCCAAATCGTTCATAGAATAACTACTGTTTCTCGGATGATTATGTAAAATAGTTAAATTTTTTCCTTTTGTCTCCAAGTATGTGCCAAAGTCAATTTTTTCATCAGAACCTGTAAATGGTTTATAGTCAACCAATCCGTCGCGAAAAACAAATGCAACTTCTTTATTGTCATTTTGTTCTTTTGAAAATTTCAAAAGTTCCTTATGTTGTTTTTGAATTTCAACCCTTTGTTCTTCAGAATATCCGGCAATATCAACTTTCGGCACTCGCTCGATAGCTTTATCTGTTATTGGCGTAATAGGCTTTTTATTTTCCTCTTTTATTATACCACTACCGCCCGATTTTTCAACACCGAATTTACCTTTAAAGGTATGATTTTCTGTGTTTTTAATCGGCAAAGAAGTAGTTTTTATTCCGCCTATCGGTGAACTGGCTTTTTTAGGCTTTGTAATACCCTCAACGCTGCTGCCGCCAACCGTTACCCTGTCCCATTGTTGAGAAAGTCCGACGCTTTTTGAGAAGTTCACATATTCATCGGAAGTTTTTACATATCTTGCACGAGCGTTAATTATTGCTTGCTCGTCAGCCCCGCCTTCTTCAAGCAATTTTATTTTCTGCCTTTGTGCCCGCATTGTGGTTTCAAGTCTGCGCTGTCTTTGGGTTGCCTCATACCTTGTGTATGTCTTGCCGTTGTATTCTACAGGCTTGTTTTCCTCTTCGTTCATCTTCTCGAGCTGTTCATCAGTATATGTGCGTGGAGTTATGCCGGGCGTGAAAGGCGAATATGAGTGATAACAGTTTGCACCGCACAAGCCTGTTACTGTACCAAGACCACACACGCTTTCAAGTTCTTCCTTGCTGTACACTCTGCCCTGCCACACCTGATGGCTCGGCCTTGCTCCACTGTGCCACGATACCTCAAAGTAATTTGTGCCGAGTTTTTCGGCGTTTTCCTCGTTGATTTTGCCCACAACCTGATTCAGTCCTGTTGAAACCGCACGCCTTGCCGCAACGGTAACTCTGTTGCTGTGACCGCTTGCATAGTCAACCGTACGCAATCCGCTGTTTGTCATTTCGGTTACGGTTTTTTCGAGTACGGTATTATAATCACTCGCACCGCTTGCAATTTCCGTGACGGCTTTATCAAGTGTTTCTTGATAATAGTCTGCAACGGGAGTAAAGCCCAAACTGCCGTCAGGCTGTCGCTTTGCAAAGCCCATTGACTGTGTAATGTTTTTACATTCGTTTTGTGTCTGCTCTTGTACGGCCCTCACAAATTGCTGTAGTGGCTCGTTTTCTGAATATGGTATAAACTCCTTGCCTTGTTCAATAAAAGCGCTCTCCGTCTCGTTATATCCGCTTTCCGTTATATTTGTAAAGATTTTTTCAACTTCTTTATCGCTAAGGTTAAGTGTCCTTGCGACAATGTCTTTGATTCGCTTTTTGCTTGTACCTAAATCGTACAGTCTATTCATTTTATAGCCTGTTGACGGTATAATCTCCGCAGTTTCAAGTAACATTCTTACTATTTCCGTCATTATGCTCATTTGCAGGCTGTCAAAAATTTGCTCGAGCACAATCGGGATTGCCTCTGTAACTTCGGGAGTAAACATCAGTCAACAACCTCCGAGGACTGCGGCAGGTTCTTTTTTGCTGTCTTTTCGTCCTCTCCGTACCATTTCATACGATACTCATCAGGTCGCATAATTCCAAGACTCAAGTCCTGAATATCCTGTGTGCGTTCGGTCTGTTCATCGGTGAGAATACTGTCCTTAAAGTCACAAACGAATGTGTAACCGCTTGTTGTCAGCGAATTGTAAAAGGCGAGAGCATACACCAAATCGTCAAGACAATATTTAAGCTGTTTCTGAATTGCCGATACCGTGTTATACTTTCGGTTCTTAGCCGATAATATCTCCGTAGCCGTCTTTGCGACAGTGTCGGGGTCGGATAGGTCGCCGTATGCAAGACCGACCGAAAATTCAAGTCTGCGAAGATATGTATTTAGCCCGTCGGTAATATCAGATTGACGAATTGCAGGAGAAAAATCTTTGAACAATTCATTATCTCCGAGGTCAACATCTACAGCTTTGTAAAGTCTTTTGTTGAGTTTTTCAGTACCCTCTTTCTTGAAAGCTGCGGCATCAACATGTATTGCCCTTTCGCCGCTCTCAAACTCCCAATCAAGTCTGCCGAATTGTGTGTCTATTTTACGAATAAGATTTATGTCATTTGCGTAGACAGAAACACCGCAAGATGAGCCGTCAATCGTATTTTTAATCGGTGTGCGAAAATAACCGAAAGCAGGGCGGAGCATTGCAGGGTATGTAACAGCATTCGGCAGGCTTGCCCACTCGTCAACTGCCGCAAGCGGAATTTCTCTTCCAAGTTGCCCCTCACTTGCAGACACATAAGCAGTGTTGGTAATTGTCAATCCCTTTTCGGTATCAAGGCTGTGATACTCAAGCCTTGTGTAATAGTTGTCGCCGATCTTCTTAAATTCAGGAAAGATGACTTTTACAAGCCTATGCCTTGCGTCAAATTCAATCGGCACAAAGGCATTTGCGGAAATATACTGCACCTTGTCGCCGCCTAACGGTTTAATCACCATTGCGCCTGTTGCAAGTCCCGACTGCAATTCGGAGTTAAGGTCTTCCGTTGCGGTTTCAAAGATTTTCTGCAATTTATCATTGCTTACGCTTGCAGTCATTTCGTTAAGCGTGATGTTTGCAAACTCTCTTGTAATCGCCTGCTCAAGCCTTAAACTTATAACGCTGTCGGAAAGCCAAAAAGCCTGCCCCGCAAAGCATTTCTGCCACATTTCAATGCTTTGCATCATATCATCCGTAATCGCAAGTTTAACGCCCAAAGCCTGTTTAATATCCTTTAGAGGGAACATTCTCTGCCACACTCCTTTCAAAAAATTTATGAATTGCATTTCACACCGCCCTTATAAATCTTTTCATATCCCGTTCAAATGTGTATTCAAAACCGTCGAGGCTGTCGATGTCGGTTGAACCGTCGTCAAGTCTTTCGTCAACAAGTTTTTTATCATTCCATACAGCCTCGCACAATGCCGTTTTAAGCGTATCGCAGCCGTCAGTGTAAAAGAACCTGCCTGCACCCATAAGTCGCAGCAGGCATTGAATACGGTCCTGTACTGGGTATTTGCGTGCGGGTCTGACTATGGTATTTGGAAAATGCTCCTCAAACGCTCTTTTAATTCCTCGACCGAGTACAGTTTCGGCATTATCCCAATACACAAAGTCCACAACACCGCATAAATCAAAAACAGACTGTGCAAAATTAATTGCCAGCCTGTCAATATCGTTTCCGTCGTATTCACCGAAGTGTCGTTCGCTTTTCAACGCTATTAAATTATTGTAGCCTCTTGTCTTTGCCGTTGCCACAAATGCGTGGCCCGATTTATTGCCGCCAAAGTCAATGCCGATTGTTACTTCTTCAAGTTCCGATTTCAAAAACTGCCTGTATGGTAAATCCGTGTTGATTTTGTCTGTAATTTGACAGTAAAATTTTTTGGGATTATCGGCAAATCTGCGGTAAATCGCACCCTCTGCACGCACCCATTTCCCGAGTATAAGGCGGTCATAAAAAATAGTACCCTCGTACTCATTGCAGAGATTTTTTACAAACTCCTCGGATAAGAATTTATTATCGAAAATTGTGTATTCCTGCAAATAAATATCTGCGTCACTGTCAATAAACTTTTTCAGCCAATGCGTAGGGTGTTCGGGGTTTAAGCTGCCGTCAAAGCACGAATAAGGCTTGTCAAGTCGGGATTTGAGCATATTGAAAACATCTTCGTTCCACTTTGCAACCTCATCACCGTAAATATATTTTGCCGACGCACCCTGAATTTTAGCAACCTGACTGACCTTTTCCGCACCCAAACAGTACACATCTTCACCGCACACTTTTGCAATGTTTCGGCTGTTAATCGTACCGACAACATCAGAGGTGTAACGCTCTCGCATAGGCTGCAGTACATTTCGCTCAATGGTTTCTTTTGACACGCCTATGATAAAGCACAAACCGTCCTTACCGATTCGCTCTCGAATACGCATAGGCACAATACAGGTGACATCAACAAAACTTTTGCCCGAACGCACCGCACCGCTTTTTATGTTCCAACGATGTGTAGCGTTTGCGATATATTCTTTTTGCTTAATCGTGTACGGCATTGTTTGTGCTCCTTTCTGCGTCATCTTTGATTTCTTTCAAAATGCTGTCGAGCTTGTCAAGTGCGGTCTTGTCGGTTTCCTCTTTTTGCTTATCACGCCACTTGTCGGGGCGGCGGTTTTTCAGCCAAAATATTTGTGCCGTTGTGTTGCCCCCAAGAGCAGAGGATAACAACGCATTTTCAACTTCATAGTCCACAACCTCTTTGCCTTTTTTTAGGGCAGCCAAAATAGCCGAATACTTATTTTTCCAATCTTTTAGCGTTGAGTATGAAACACCCATATTCTTAGCAATCTGCTCATCGGTCAAGCCGTCCCTTGCCCAACCCTCAAGCAGTAATAAATTTTCTTCTTTAAGCCATTTTTCATACTTTCCTTTTGCCACCGTCACCACCTCTCTTTATGTAAAAATAAGCAAAAGAAAAGAGAGTACTAAATGCACTCTCCATTAATCAGTATTAAGCGTTAAAGCATTAATTCTGTCATTCGTTAAAGCATTAATTCTGTCATTCAATTCTATCAGTGTATTTTTCACATTTATATAGTCTTTAGGTGTAAAAGATTTATCGTTCCTATTATGAAGCATCACATTGTTTGCTCTCGATAATCTTTGATAACATGAAACAAGTAAATCAAGATCATCTGGATAATTCCCCAATGCATCTTTGCATTCCATAACCAGCCGTGCAAAACTACGTTTATTGAGGCCACAATTTAATTCATCGCTAACATTTTGCGTATTAGAAAGCAGTCTTATTGAGTCTTCCATAGCATCTAACTTTGAATATATTGATTTCATCATAATTCTATCGAAAACGACCTCATCAACTTTGGAATTATCCACTTTTGCATTTGCTAAATTGACTATGTTCATTAACGAAAATGAACCATTTTTATAAGTTTCCTTTATCGCATTAGCAATATCATCTTTTGCCTTCATAACATTTTCATACAATCTATCTTTCTTATAAAAAACAGTATTAATTCCTGCTACATCAAAAATTTTATCAGTAGCATCATCCTGTACCAAAACTACTTTTTTACCATAGGCTTGTCGAATTCCTAATTCATACATAACATTCGGATTTCTTGAACTTAAATCACAAATTGCCATATCACATTCAACTAAATTTTTCAAAATTTTTTTCATTATCGAATCACATATTTGATTACTGTCTGCTCTTATAGGTTCAAACTCCGCCTCTTTGACGGCAGGAACAATTATCTGTTCGTATATTTTATCAAAATGGCCTGCAGGGTATTTCGGTTGGTCTGATATAGGCATTATAACAAAACAGGTTTTTACCTTATTTTCTTCGCTCATATGCAACTCTCCTTAGTTGTAATATATCACTAATCTATCATATTATTTGACACAATTCAACGGATTTTACATTTTTCTGTAAACCGCACAATTAAGAAAGTAATAATTTGTATAAAATAACCACACACAACACAGACCGCCCTCAAACGAGAGCGGTCTGCCGTTATTTTTGAAAAAGGAGAACTACAAAATGTCTCTTATTATCGATTTCTTCATTTTATATTATATCACCCTTAGAACGGAAAAACGGACAAATTACCAATGATAACGATTACACATTTTCCTTATGTTATCCGGTGTATTTATTCCGCCTGTATCAACTGCTATCTTCGCCCAGCTGTATCGCAGGCTAAGGTGCATAAATAAGCAGTTCTCAACAAAATCGTCACGAGATAAGCTGTTGAGTGCTGCGTTTCGGCGGATTTCAAGGTTCTGAATATCACGCTGAATATCTGCAATCTGCACCACCGCATTGCCGACCTTGTCCGATGTTTGACCTGCACTCGGTAAATCCGACAGTTTAGGCGATGTATTGTCAGCCTCGGCGGCTATGCGTGCAATCTTAGCTTTTAACCTCGTAATTTCTCGGTTTATGTCTTTGATTTCTTTTGCGGTCAAGTTCATTCCTCCTCATTAAACATACCGAGTTGTTGTGCTAATGCTATAACAGAATTTACAATCAACTGTAAATCTTCGCCGTTGATATTACACATACTGTAACGAACACGGATGTCATCATCGTCAGTGTCACTAAAATCAATAACAAGTCCCTTTTCAACAACTTTTGTGTCGTTGTTATCGTAATAAACGGTAATGTTTTTAATATCTTTCATTTTCTTCTGCCTCACTTTCAAGCCAATGTTTTGTGCAGTCAATACAGCTGCCGTTAAACTGATTTTCATTAGGACAATCAACATCAAAATACCATGGGCTTTCATTCTTGCTCACTCCTTAATTTCAAAATCTCGTGATATTCTTCATCGTTTAAGTTAAGTCCTGTTTTTACATATACGCAATCAACGCAATAACTTGAGTATTGCAATCCGCATTTTTTACAAGGCATTGTTTTTACTCCTTTAAAGTTCTGACTTTTTCACCATATCTGCGAGTTTGACCTCTGAATAATATTTCTCTCATTTACTTTCACCGTCCTCAATAGGAATAGGCTGATTCCAACATTCTACGCAGTCGCCAAAACAAGGTTTTTTTATATCTGTCAAGCCTAACTTATCAGGGCATACGTCAGGTGTTCCGTCATCACCAAGCGGAGCATTTGGATAATTCTTTAAAAACTCACTCAAATAAGTCTTCTGTGGATGTTCGTCGCTCCACTTTTGCATAATTGCGATTGCTTCTTCGGGATAACCCGTTTCAAAGTATGCACACGAAATGCATGATGTGCCATTATTTGAAATGCTCAAAGGGCAATCTGAACAGTTAAGTTTGCATGTTCCGTCCTTCTGTTGTTTAATCATTCTCGATTTTTCAATAAAGTAATTCATAGTTTTCGCACAATCAATCATTTTCTTTACTCTCCTTATTTATAGTTCTTCGAGGGATAGCTTTTCACGCTCAAAATCCACAACTTTTTTCAAATTTTCTTTTTCAAAATAAAATATTACAGGTTCTTTTATTTCTCTGATTAAGCCGTATTTCTTAGCTAATCTAAAAATAAAAACCTTTTCAAGTCTTGATAGTATTTTACCTAATTGCTCTCTAAAATCTTCAACCGACATTGTAGATTTGTAAAAATTACACATTCTGCAAGCAGGATTATAATTTTCAATATCGTTTGCACCGTCATACCAATACACGCTCTGTATATGGTCAACTTGCATTTCCTTTAACGCAAGTTCACAACCACAATAAGCACAATGGCCGTTGTATTTTTCGTAAACTTTTAGTCTTGTAGATTTTGATATATGCTTTCTTTTCGGCAATTTATATCACACTCCTTTTTTGATTTAATATCGCATATTTTCTCTGTGCTTGCTTAATTCTCGCAGCTCTGCAGTCCTTGCAAATGTCATTACTTTTTCGTTCATAAAAGGTAATTCCACATCTTTTGCAGAATTGTGGTTCTATTCTATTAAATGATGTGCAGCTGTCGCAGTCTTTTTCGTTTGCCGTACAGCCGTTTATGTTATCCCAATAGGTACAATAATCTTTTTGCCAAAATTCAGCGTACTCACTCTCAACATTTGAGTTCTCTTTCGCAACACATTTAATTTCACCTGCAAGCATAGATAACAAGACTTTTATCTTCTCCTTGTCCTCTTCAGACATAAACCTCTTGTATTTAATCGTCCTGTCCGGAAGATTATCGCCAAACTGACCATTGCCAATGTATGCTCTTACCTTATCAAGCCTTTCAGTCAAGTAATAGTCAAATACTCGACCTCTGATAGCTTTAACAGATTTGCCAAGCACATCTGACATTTCTTCATACTTATAGCCTGATTTAATCATTTCACCAAGCTTCTTAAATTCTTCAGCCGTCCACTTTATGTGATTATTTGCCTTAACCGGTCGCTCCTTAATATCAATGTCTAATATTCTTCTCTGTATTGCTCCTTCCGTTCTATTAAGCAGTATCGATAATTCTCTATAGCTATATTTATGTTCAGCAAGAAATTTCTTAAGTCGCTCATCTTCAACAGTAGTCCAAGGTGATGTAATAAATTTATAGCTGTGCCTTATATCAGTTCTTCGCTTTTTATCAACCCAATCAGGTTCTACACCAAGATAATACTTTTCAAATTTAGAGAAATTCAAAAAGCTCTGATTCTTGTATGCCCATTCCCAAAATTCATCAATATAAACTACCTCAAACTTTTCTTTCTGCCTGCAAATCGTATGCAAAGGAAGACCTCTATTTTGTGCCCAAGAAATTTTGATGTAACCTCCGCTACTTTGATTACCATAAACAGCTTCGCTCAAATATGATAAAGTTACATATCTTTCTCCACAGCTCAGAAAAGTTCCAAGCTTTAATTTATTAACTTTGTTAAGTACCGAATAAACAGAGCGTGATAAATGTTTTGTAATGTTTTTTACACTAACATTTCCCCACGCAGATGTTAAATATTCAACTTCTTCTGTTGTCCAATTTCGTCTCATTTTGTATACCTACAACACCAGCCAGTACCTATCTGCTCTGAATACGGACATTTTTTACAGCAATAGACACATACATATAATCCTTGTTTAGAATATGGGCACTTTCTTATACTGTATGGATTATATTGATTTTTACATTTGCAACAAGTATTCAAATTCATTTGTACTCACCTAACTTCAAATATCTTTCGATTGCTTGTTTTGCAGACACACAGCCATAACAAACTTTGACTGCATATCCATTTTGAGATAAATTGCATAACCACTTATCTTGATGTTCCGATGTTTTGTTTCGGCCAACTTTAAGTTCAATATATAATCCATGATATTTTCCTTTTGGTACGGCCAAACATAAGTCAGGTACTCCCGCTTTAACTCCTTGCAACTTAAGATGTGCAGCCTCGATTCTATCTCTCTTCCCTCCGTTTGGAACAGCATATAACATTTCAAGTTCAGGATGTATTTTCTTCAACACACAATTCTCTGCCCATTTAATAAGTTCTGCCTGTTCCTGTGCCTCAGTTTTCAAATTGCTTTTTGAATTTATCATAGCATTCATCGCACAGAAATCCGAGAATGGTTGAACTGCAATTTCTGCCTTTCGTAACACCAATTCGGAACATTTCGTTCTTAGGTTTTTCTTTTCTACAACGGCCACATTTGCCCCATCTTAGGTTTTTTCTTCCTTCCGATACATTATGCCTTGTCAGTTCTTTAGGCAAATCGTGGGGCAAATCTTCTCGCTTTGTGTTAAAATAAATTGGTAACTTAAATTGAGCAGCTATCGTTACAAGTTTCATCGATAAGTTAGACTTCTTAACTTGCTTGTCATCAACTAAAATCCATTCAGGTTTGGGAGCAAATTCAGGATATTCGTTTAAAAATTTCTCAAGTAATGTAACTGTTTTTGCTGTCCATTTATTGAGTTTTAAAAATAAATGTCCTGAATTCAACTTAAGGTAGTTCATTTTGATTACATTCATTGTTTCAGCATTGAATTCATATCCAAACCAAATATTTTCGCTTATAAGTATCATATTCTCACATATAAATTTACAAAATTCTTCGGGGGTGTCTGTTGTGAAAACAAAAGTATGATTAGGATTTTCGCTGCAAATTGTAAATACTTGTTTAAGCCATTCGTGAGGCATTAAAAATGTATCAGCAAACGGGTTAACAAATAATATTCTGCCGGTTAAATAACGCTCTGACGGCGTTTTAAAACGATATTTATGAAGCGTTGGATTTGTACCAAACGGAGCCATAATAAAATTTTTATCTGTGCTATAAGACTTAAACGGCTCATCAAGTTCATAATAACCTTCTGAAAATAATTTATATTTGTCTTCATGTGATAAGTTGTATCTCACATCACCCGAAAAACGGCAACAATGACTTTTTATTCTTGACTTAATCTTGTCTGATGAAATAATTGGTGTACCAGTTATCGGATTCCACATTTCATCATACCAACCTCGTTTATTCATTCGTTTACACTCCCTTTCGTGAAACGGTAATTTTTAAATTTGTCTGGCTTTATAAAAATTTTATGTTCGGCCATTTCTGCAATACGACTGCCAAGAGCCTCATCAATCAGCGAAATTTGTTCAAGTGATAATTCAGATGTTATGATTGTAGGTAATTCTTCATTGTACCTGTAATTTATTATTTTGAAAGTTGCATTGACATCCGCTGTCGATACAAAATCACCTCTGCGAGTTTTAAAGAAGTCATCTATGTAAAGCACTTCTGCCTGCTTATATGAATTAATGAGTGTTTCATAGACCTCTGCATTATTAGAAACCTGTTTAATCTTTGTAATATCATCTTGCCATAGCATATATTTTGCAGCGTTACCATTGCGTATCAATTTTCCGACCATAGCTGTGCATAAATGTGTTTTACCACAACCCGGTTGACCACCAAAGAAAAACCATCCTTTGCAGGTTCGTACATATTCGCAAGCCTCTCTTAAAACAAATTCTTGCCACTCAGATGTCACTTTGTAAGAGTCAAATGTATATCTCTTAAGAAGTTTCTGTAACCCACTGTTCTGCATTCTATGAACTTCATCTCTGATTTTCAAGCAGTCACATTTGCAAGCAACTACATGAAATGTTTGTTGTCCAAAAGGGTCTTCATCTTCTTTCACGATGTAAATATAACCTCGATTTTTGCACTTTTCGCAGTCATATCCTGTAAGCTTTCCGATTGTTGAATTAAACACCTTTGCTTCTTGCTCTGCTCGTTCTCTTGGAGTCTGTTCAGAAGACTTTTTCGCCCGTTGGATAATTTCCTCCGCTCGCTGTGGGGACAGTATTCTTGATATTATCGATTGAATTGGATCCATAGCCCACTCCTCCTCTGTCTTGAACTTTATTAAGCCATTTCGTAATAAAACCTTTAATACCGTTCTTTGTTTTTCTTCTGCTCGGATTAGCCTCCAGCCAACCAAGCATTGAACGCAACTGCTGTTCAACATCAACAGCAGGATATAGTTCCTTGTAGTGTTGTATGTCGGAAACAGATACTTGGTATTTACTCTTATCATTCAATGGTAAGGATATAAAACATTCACCAACGGTGTTGGCTGCTTCTGCAGACGGCACCGTATAATTATTATTAATAATTACTTTACTTTTCTTTACTTTACTTTCCTTTGTCTCATTTTCGGAGAGATTATGCTCATTTTCGGGTATAATTATATAAGCCTTTGTTTCATCTTTTTTCAAAAGCCAATAATCTCTATTAATTGTGCGACCTCGCTTAGAGCGTTTTTCGATAGCGTACATATATCTTTCTTGCATCATTTTATTTGTTAGTACTCTCTCCCTATCGAACAGCCTATTGTCAAACAGCCCAATTCGTAAGCAAAGTTGTACTACCTGCTTTACTGTATCTGATTTAATTCCACCGCTCATTCGTTTTGCTATCGTGGCAGCACTGGTTTCTTCTCGCCATTCATAGTAATAACCATTAGTGGCATATGCTTTCGTGCATATGAAGTAGAACACTCCAAAGCCGTTCCATCCTTGTGCATCGATAAGCACATCAAATCTCTCATCGTCATCGAACATGTGAACATCCCAACCGGCGAAGTCTAAACCTTGCTTTGGTTGTCCAGCCATTCACTACATCACTCCTTTGTATTGAGTTTGAGTTTTTTACAGAGATACTCGTCGAGTTCTATGCCATAGATTTTATACTTTTCAAACAGTTCTTTTTCATGCCAATGTGCTTCATCGTGATGTTTTCTGCAAAGGCAGATGGCTCTAAGTCCTATATGAACTATCTGTTCCCTGTCTCGGCCCATCCCAACTCTATCAACATGATGAATTTCGCCGGGAGCATTGCATATCGCACACTTACGATTTTCAAGACAGCTATATAAATATCTACCAATATCATCTGTAACATTAAGCAAGGTATCTCTTGTACCGATGTTCTGATAAAAACAAAAGTCTATCAGATAGCTTATGAAATCCCTTGCTACGCTTTTTTCGCAGTCTGCCAAGGAGAAATACTTTATTCCAAACTCACCACAAAAGTTAAATTTGAAGTATTCCTTTATCCATTCCGGATTATCACCACACCAGAATGCAATATCTCTGATTACTGCGTATATTTTTCTTCGTTGTTCGGCAGATATTTCTCTACCGTCAACTATTCTTATTTCAACCTCGTTGACCTGTTTTTGTGAAAGTTCTCTGCCAATGCGGTCACGAGGTCTTACTATTAAGTTGTAGCCGTCATATGCCACTATATTTGCTGATGTAATCATAATAAGACCTCATGTTGGTGCATATAAACATAAGCACTGTTGACACCCATGTTCTGATACAACCATTCATCGCATTTTTCTTTGCTCAAATGTGTACGAAGAACTCTCTCCTCGTACACATATTGACCATTCATTCTCTTATCTTTTATTCGATTAATAATTTCATCTTGAGTGAAATTAGCCTCGATAAGATACAAGTCATAATTTTTAGCTACGATATGAGATATATCCGCAGTATCGGTAGCATATATGACTTTATATATCCCCTGTTGAGTGCGAAAGTAGAGCTTCCAGCCTACATTAGGCACATCGTGTCTTAACGGAAAAGCTGAAAATGTAATATTGCCTATTGTGTACCATTTGCTCTCAGTAACTATACACGAACTTTTTATCAGAAAGGGGGTTTCATAATCACTAAAATGTCTGCACAGATAATTTGGGTAGATTATCTTAATTAGGGGGTGTTCGTTAATAAGTCTCTTAATGGTTGCAATATTGCAATGATCTCTGTGTTGATGAGTTAGGAAAATATACTTAATCTTATCAACAACTTTCGCATCAACAAGTTTGCTAAAAGGCACTCCGCAATCAATTAAGGTCTGACCACCAAGAAAGACTGCGTTGCCTTTAGAGCCTGTACTAATAATATCTAAATCAATCATCTTGCTCACTCTGCAAGATCATCAATTGAGAAAGCTTCATCATCGGTCTGCTGTTCAGATGGTTCTGGTAATGTTACATCAGAAGGTACATCTGCATCAATCATTGTATTTGTTTCGTAATCTGGAGTACCATCGGCATTGATAATATGATTGTCAGATTCATACGCTGTCTGCATTTCAACACTCATAACGCCCCATTTGCTGATAAGCTGTCTAAGCATCGTCTTTTTAGCCATTGCATCAAAATCCTTTGCCCAAAATGTATAGCTTGTACCCTTCTTGATATCATTTGCATATCCGGCTGAATACTTCATTGCGTGCTGTTTCATCTTATCCTTACTCCAGTAAAGAGCTTTCTCAAAGCCGTTTACATAGCGAAAATAAGCATAGTATCCGATTGTTTCAGCTGTTTCACGCTCTGTTTCATCTTCAATCATTTTGATTGTAATTTCTTCTGTAAGCGGATCCCAATTGAGAAGTTCTCCCTCTTTGATTTCCACCACATTAAGTCTCTTATACTGTCCTGAACGGATAGCAAGCTGAATATAGCCACGATAACCGAGAACGAATGTTGCTGTTGTACGATTGTTCTTACGGTCCTTAAACGGAACCATGTAATACTGTCCGAGCTGTGGTGATGGTGGCAACCCGAGCGAATGTCCGCAAAGTGCCGCTGAAAGAATTGTTCCAGCATCACATTCTTCGAGTGCCGGGTTAGTGCTTACCACAGATGTGATAGCCGCCGTAAACTTTTGGATTTCCTTCGGGTCTTTCATTGAATTTGAAAGGCTTTTCTGAAAAGCCACTGTCTGGAGCATGGCTGAAAATTTTGGTTTTCTCTGCTGAATCTGATTCTGAATGTTATAATTACTCATATCTTAATCCCCTTTCGTTGATTAACTTTTTAACTGCTATTGCAAAATCTTTAAGCTGCGTTTTAGTACCATATACTGTAAATGTAAGAGAAAATACTTTTTCATCGGTTTGATTAATATGTGGTTTTTCTTCCGGTGGAGCTACTTCTACTGCAACATTTGCCTCGAACGGTTCATATTCGTTCAATATTGCTTGCTCGTTAAGTTCTGCTTGCTCGTTAAGTTCTGCTTTCTCACGCTCTGTTTTTTCAGCTTCTGCTCTTGCTCTTTCGGCTTCAATAGCCTTGTATCTTTCGGTTACGGAAGTTATTGCAGCAGATACATTCAAAGTTTGCTTGTACTCGTACAGAATTTCGTCTTTATGCTCCTGCACTGCAATGAGCTTTATGTCGTCCATAACCTTGTCAAGAAAAGCCTTGATTGTTTCTCTGAGCTTTTTAAGCGTAACCGTCATCGTAATGCTCAAGCCGACTTGCTCGTACTTTACAAAATCAATGCCGAGCGTTTGGGCGTACTCGTTAAAATACGCTTTTGATTTATCGTGCTTTTCCTGTTTAAGCCCCTGCTCGATAGCCTCAATCTTGCTCTTTAATGCTGAATCAGCTTTTTTATAAGGTGTGGAAATACACTCCTTATACACGCTTTCAAAATGCTCGTACGGTGTCATTACCTCGGACTTAACGGCTTTTCTCTGACTTTCAAACTCGGCAAGCTCTTTGTTGAGAGCCGAACGAATTTTTTTGATTTCTTTGTAGTTCTCATCTGTGCAAACCATTGAGCAAGCAACATTTACCTTGTGCTCAATTTCAGATTTAACAGACTCAAGTTTTTCAATAATAATCGGTATTTGCTTAACTACAATAAGTTGTGACTGTTCGTTCATCATTACCACTCCCTGCATTCTATTTTGTAGTAAGCCATTGCACATTCACAACAGCAAAATTTGTTTTCGTTCTTATCTGTGTAATAATCGTAATCTTCTCTAAGCTCTTCACCACAATTATCACACTTCCCCATAATTTCAGGGTCCGCAGCTTCCGGCTCACAACCGCTCATAATTAAGCCACGATACAGCATTTTAACATCTCCTTTGACATATTCTCGGCTGTAACAGAAATAAGTTCATCACGCATAAGCTCAAGCATATACTTTTCTGTAAGCCTTACACCGTTGCCGTCACCAAAACGGCTTATTATGTAATTACGCTTACGCTCTGCCCTCCGTTTTACTTCCTCAAATACAGCACTGTCAATGCTTACCGCAAATGTATTGCAGAATTGATTGCAGGTAATCATCTTATCTCCCTCTTGATTTTTATTTGATTTGAGGATATAATAAAATTGATATTAATTTTATATATCCTTTTGAACCGCTGGAACTGTGCGAGAGTTTCAGCGGTTTTCTCTTTCTTCGTATTCTGCGATAACAGCTTTAAGCGTTTTTAATGTTTTGTTGAGCTCTTTTAATGTCGATGTACGGTCGAGATAAATTATATCTCTAATCTCTCTTGCATTTGTATTGTGAAAAGTCCACCCCTGTGTGTAGATATTAACATCTAACTCGCATGTATGACCGCTAAAATTAACAAATATTGTCGGCTTGCTACCAGTGCACTCACACTTTGTACTTCTGCCGTTAAATTCGAGTGCAAGTGCCATAATCTCAAGCACTTTGGATTTTACTTTTTTTGTCATCTGTTACACCTCCTCCCCAAAAACATCATATGCATACATACTGTTAATGTGCTGTCTGAGCTTGATGTTCTCCTTGCGGTAGCCGTTGATTGCGTCATTCTTAATGCAAAGGTCAAGCCTTGCGTTCTCAAGCTCAATCTGTAGGTGCTTAACCAAGCTATGTAAGTGCTTGTTCTCGTCTTTAAGACTGCGTTTTGTTTTAATGTGTCTGAGTGCCATTGTAATTCTTCTCCTTTAATCAACTCAAAATACTTGCAAGGACTGCCTTGCTTATACCGCCGAGCTTCTTGTTATAGTCTTTTTGAAAGTGTCGCTTAACAGTAACGCAACTTTTTCCGAGATACTTTGCGATGTCCCGATACTGCAAAACTTCCTTATCCGGAAACGCAGCGTCTAACCTGTCGAGGTTGTCTCTAAACAAAGTTTTTTCTCGTGGCATATTATTCCCCCACAATCGTAACTAAGCTGATAGCGTCCTCAATCAGAGTGCGAACAAGGCTCGACATCTTCTTTCCGAACTTCTCGCAAAGCTCGTTAAGAGCCTTTGCGGTTTCATCTGATACACACGCAGATACTACATTTGAGCCTGATGTGGCTTTGTCTGCGAAAATGACAATCTGTCCTTTGTTATTTAACATTTTGTTTCCTCCTTAAAATTAAACTCGATAGTGAGTTGTTATTGAGTTCCAATAGTAATCTGTACGCCTAACGCCTTAAACAACTTATCAGCGTTTTCAAGTGAAATGCTTTTTTCTCCTTTCTCCCAGTATTGGATAGCTCTTTTTGTAAAGCCTGCTTTTTTAGCGAGTTCGCTTTGCGAAAAGCCTTTCTGTTTTCTGCTTTTGAGCAATATTTCAGCAAATTCATTGATGTGCATTGATTTCACCAACTTTCTATGGTATACTATATGTAGTAATGAACGGCAGTTCATTACGCTATATAATGAAAGTGAGGTGTAATTATGAGAGAAGACTCAATTGCAAAAATTGCGGCATTGTATGCCAAAGAAATTGCAGTCGCAAAGGCTAACAGTTCTGATATGTCTCCCTGCGGTGAGAACGGCGAAGAAGTGGCTAAATTCTATACTGAACTCTTTAAAGGCATAAATGAAGCACTTCAAAACTCAGCTCTCAAAGACTAACAAAACCTTGGCGACCTCAGGCAGAACAGCAACTTCTGCTATAGAGGTCGCTTCTCCTTTTGCTACCCTTACAACAAATTCTGATAAAGCATTTATAACCTTATCTCTGTCTTCTTTTTTCATCTTCTCACCTCTTTTTTTATTTAATTGCTTTATACCTCTTTTAGTGCTATGATTTAAACACGAAAGGAGGTGTAAAGATTGGATAGTACCATTGCTCTAATTGTTTCTATCTCGGCACTCTTGCTTTCCATTGTTTCTCCGATAGTTACCGCTATAATAAACGGTCATTACTCAATTAAGGAAAAAGAGTTGACAATGCGTTCGGAAAATGTAAAAGAAAACAATGAATTCTATGTCAAGCATAGAACCGAAGTTATAGAATCATATATAGCAAGTGCAGGTGCCGTTGTGTATCACCACAACAACACTTCAAAAACAGATTTTGGTAAATGTGCCACGGAAATATATTTATACATTGATGAATCAGAATGGAATTATATTGACAGCATAAATAACGGCATAGCTAATCTTTGTTACGATGAAACAAGAGAAACTTTAGAAGATTTTGTAAAGATTATTGCTAAGAAATATAGTGTTAGAGTCCCCAGAAAAGTAGAATAAAGCACAAATGCAATAAGCAGCAAACTGTTCCAAGTATGTGCATTAACATTGATATGACATACTTTGAATTTTTGTATGCAAATGTATAGACCAAAGCAGTTATTTCAAGTGCAATCCCGATAATTCCTAATAAATATATTTCAAACACATTTTTTCACCTTCCCTACGGAACTAAAACCCAAAATATAATACCTGCCCAAGTTGCAGACAAAAGCGACACTGCTATGCAAAATGCTGTATGCCAATAGTGGTGTTGCTTTTTTTCATATTCAAGCTCGTTCATCTTCTCACCTCCTTACGCTGTTTTCTGCTGTTCGGCAAGAACTTTTTCAAGTTCTGCGATACGCTTTGTAAGAGCACCGAGATTTCGGTAAACTTCAAGCATATCTGCTGTGTAATCGGGAACTTTGTTCTCAACAGATTTCATTCGTTTGTTAAGGTTGTCAAGTGTGCTGTACACATTAAAAATTTCATCTGTATGAGTGTTAGCCATATAAATCTCCTCCTTTTCTATGCTGTTCTCTGCTGTCTAAAAGCCCTAAATGTGAAAAAACATTGACAAAATACAAATATTTTTGTATAATCAAAGTAGCCTATAAGGCGGAGGAAGGAGTTGGTCTTTTGACCAAAATTTTGATTTTGCCTGTTCTCTTTATTTAAGGTTGCAATCATGGTACCAAAGCATGTAAAACTGGTTAAATGTAACAACTATTAAGGCGTTAAGTGCTGAACCACGTTAAACTTCAGAGTGACACTCGTAAATAGTCCACCTTAACAAGTATTCCTAAAATGTTGCCAGCATATAGGCATCTCTGCAGAACTAAAACTGCTAAAGTGGCAACACTTCTCATAGAAATATATCGTGCATTGGTATATGGTGAAAACCTGCAAGAAACTTTGAGTAAACAAATTTAGACAAAAGCTGAATAGGAATGCACTCTATTCAGTTTTTTTGTTAATTTGTCTATCTCAATTTTGAGATATTTAAACTAAAAAAATAGCGGCTTTCTGTTTTCTGTCATGAATGCCTAAAATATTGCAAATTTCAGTAGCCTGCACCACATCAAATTTACTTTTATTTTTAGCTTTTTTACCAAAAGTGTAGGAAGAAATACCTATTTTTTCTGCAACTTCTGCCTGCGTGTAACCTGCTCTTGCAATAGCAGCCTTAAGCTCTTTTGTATTTACCATATTTATATTCACCCCCTTGTTTTATCTCACTTTTGAGATAATTATATTATAATTTAACAATTTACAAAAGTCAACCCTTTTTTGAGATATTTTTTAATTTATTTTGGATTTACTATTGCAAAATTGAGATTTATATGTTAATATAATGAAAATGAGGTGAAACATATGGCTGAATTTTATAAACAGTTATTAAAAGCTATGGAGTTAAAAGGTATAACTCAAACTGAATTATGCGAAAGAACGCAAATACCTAAATCCGCTATGAGCCAATATATGTCGGGAAAATTTAAGCCTAAACAAACCCGCATGCATTTAATAGCTAAGGCATTAAATGTAAGTGAAGCTTGGCTTATGGGTTTGGATAATACTCCTATGGAAAGAGAAACGGCTTCTAATTCTGAAGAAATTAGCAATATAGTAAAACGTTTAAAAGAAAGTATCCTGAATTCCGGATATTCATATGCTGAATTAGAGAAACTAACCGGTATATCGAGATCTTCGCTACAAAGATATGCTAATGGTATTACCGCAAAAATACCAATAGACGCAATTCAAACAATAGCAGCAGCTGTGGGAGTTGATGCCGAATACATAATGGGCTGGACAGATTCAGACCTCTCCAACATCAAAAATATAGAGCCGATACCTACAATGGTTAAAGTTCCTTTATTAGGCACAATAGCCTGTGGTGAGCCTATTCTTGCAGAAGAAAATATCGAGGACTACATAAATATGCCCGAAAAAGCAAAAGGCACCTTTGCTTTACGGTGCAAAGGCGACAGTATGATAAACGCACGCATTTTTGACGGCGACATAGTGTTCATAAGAGAACAGCCGGAAGTTGAGAACGGAGAAATCGCAGCGGTACTCATTGACGATGAGGCAACCCTCAAGCGAATTTATAAAACCGAAAACAGCATAGAACTTCGCCCTGAAAATCCCACCTTTAAGCCTCTATATTACCAAAAAGAAGAAATGAACAAAGTCCGTATCCTCGGCAAAGCCGTAGGATTTTACAGTAATGTGGTGTAGTTGCTATTTTGAAATATCATATATTTTTCAGTTGACAAATCTAATATTATATCCTATAATATTAACATCATATTTTTGTCAACAGGAGGTTTTATATGATAAATGCAATTTCAGATATAAAAGTAATTACTAAGATTGGTAAAAATGAGTTATCACAGATGGGTATGGCAGTTGAAGAAGGAGAGGCTTTAGCTCTTTCCTACATCAATGATATTAAAATTTTTAATATACCAAGTGCCAATTCTTATAATCAGAACATAGTTAATCTTGCTATTGATTATATTTTAGAAGAGAAGTGCAAAAACGGTATAATAAACTATAACTATCGTTACAGTTACAATACTTCAAATAACTGTCAGCACATAGAATTGCTTAAAGATGACCTTTTAATAACTCATTCATCCGGTAATCACAGAGATTTTCCACGAAAAGCTAAGTACAGAGAAAGACTTTGCTCAAATCAGCTTTCTCTTTTCGAGGAAGTAAATACCGACATTATGTATTGTATTTTAATGCATTCGTCACAGTTAAAATTAGGCTGCAAACCGAAAATTGCTATTGGTGTTCCTGACTCAACTTGTCAGAAATGGTGTAATTATATACCGTTAAACACTATATCGGATATTCTACCGCTAAATACTGCGCCTATTGAGCAAAAGCAACCTGATACAGAAAAGTTTCAATTTGAAATGAAAGACAAATTAGAAAAACTAAATAGAATAGGGTGATATTATGAGCAGCGGAATACAAATAAATCCGCATAAATTAACAGAAGCACGATTAGCTCGTGCCTATAATATCTCTAAATTAGCTGAATTAGTTGGCGTAACAAGACAAGCTATATCAAAATACGAGCAGGGCTTATCCAATATAAGCCCTGAAGTACTAAATAAAATTTCTACGGTATTAGAGTTCCCTGTTAGTTTTTTTTATAAGCCTGACAATAACACGGATTATTCACAGAATACAGTCTTTTACAGAAGTTTTAAATCTTCCGAAGAAAGCATAAGAAGTATGATCAGAGTAAAATGCAACTGGACATACAATGTTTATTCATATCTTAATAGCAGAGTTACAATGCCAAAAGTAAATCTTCCAAATTTAGATTTACTTTTAAATCAAGGAGAACTTACGCTTGACATTATTCAAAACATAGCTAATATAGTAAGAGATTATTGGAATATTGGCGACGGTCCTATTCAGAATTTAATATATACTTTGGAAAAAAACGGAATAATTGTGTCGGGCGGATATATCAAAGCAACTAAAACAGACGCTTGCTCCGAAGTGATTGCCGGTACTCCTGTAATATTTTATGATAAAACGCTCAAATCTGCTTGCCGTATAAGATTTAGCATTGCACATGAACTTGGGCATATATTATTACACAGCTATGTTACAAATGAGGACTTAAAAAACAAAGAATTTTTAGGAAAAATCGAAAAAGAGGCTAATACATTTGCTTCTTGTTTCCTACTTCCTAAAAATTCATTTATTAGTGATGTTAATTCAACTTCATTAGAATACTTTATTATGTTAAAAGAAAAGTGGAAAGTATCAATTTCTGCACTTGTTTATCGTTGCAGAGAGTTAAATTTAATAGATGAAGCTCAACACTTATCTCTCAGAAAAAAGATTTCATATAAAGGGTGGAATAAAAAAGAACCTTTAGATAATGTTATCGCTTATGATAAACCACAATTATTTAAACAAGCTATTGAATTCATTTTAGAAAATTCAAATACTCAAAAAAATGATATTGTATATTATTTCTCATTCAATATAAAAGATTTATCAGATATATTTGGATGTAATGAAAGATTTTGGAATGACACTAATACACCAATTAAGTTTTCTATGATAAATTAGTAGGTGATACCATGAACAACTACATCATAATAGCCGGTGTAAACGGCACAGGAAAATCGAGTTTGCGAGGTGTACTTGAGGGCCAAAATGTACTCTTAGGTCACATTATTGACGCCGATGTCATCGCAAAAGAGAATAACTTTGATAACATCAAGGCAGGCAAAAAGGCAATAGATGAAATCAACTATTGCCTTGAAAATAATATTTCTTTTACACAGGAAACTACCCTTGCGGGCCATAGAACAATCCGTACAATCAAGCAGGCACGCAAACAAGGCTATTACATCACAATGTACTATGTCGGTCTTAACTCAATGGAAGAAAGCGTAGAGCGTATTGCAAACCGTGTCAGAAAAGGCGGACATAATATTCCGACAGATGATGTCAAACGCAGATTTGAAAAGCGTATAACCTCACTTGGAGAAGTTATCCCCCTTTGTGATGAAGTCATTTTTTACGATAATGAAAACGGCTTTGTAAAAGTCGCCGAAATTAAAAACAATAAATTTCAATATTCCAACGGTTATAAGCCTGATTGGATTGTGAAATATAAGGATACTTTGGATTTATAGAATAAAAAAATCCGCCCTACCCTGCGCCAACAGGATAGAGCGGTGTACGACGCAAAGGCCATACAAGACTGTGGAAAGTCTTTAATTATTATAAGATAAATTAGCCTTTGTGTCAATAAAAAATGAATACAGAGGTGTTTTTTATGAAATGCAAGAGATGCAAAAAGACTTTGCAGTCTGATTTTAAATTCTGCCCTTGGTGCGGTTCTAAATCTGCAAATCAAAAATACTACCGCAGGCCTGACGGGCTTTATGAAAAATCAATCGTCTATGACGGCAAAAGACACATATTCAGAGCAAGAACTGAAAAAGAACTCGAAAAGAAAATTTTTGCTTATAATCCAGAAAGTGAGCAAACTAAGTCAGGTATGCCGTTCTCTGCTGTTGCGGAAGAATGGGAAGCCCATGCGTTTGAAGCTCTTGCCCAAGGTTCTGTCAAGGCATACAAGCCACGAGCAGCACGGGCCGTTGACTATTTTGGCAATGAGCTTATAACAAACATCGGACTTCGTGAAATCAACCGCTATATAGCGAAGTTTCCTAAATCTTGGGCATATAAAACCGTTAAAGCATACGCATCCGTACTTAGCCTTATTTTCACTTATGCCGCACAAAATGAATATATAACAAACAATCCTTGCCAATACATACAAATAAGCAAGAACCTTAAACGAACGCACCGCAGAGCCCCAACATACGAGGAAATCGAGATTATCAAAAATTCAATCTCTGCCCCGGGAGGATTGCTTGCGTTTTTCTTTCTCAATACAGGTGTCAGACGAGGCGAGGCATTGGCTCTTAAATGGAGCGACATAGACTTTGAAAACCATATAATACATATCACAAAGTCATTGTATCATGTAAACAATGCACCACACATAAAAGAGCCGAAGACAGAGGCAGGCAAGCGTGATGTACTGCTTACAAAAGGTCTTGAAACAGAATTACTTAAAATCAAGAGCGAGAAAAATGAAATTGTCTTTAATTGTGACGGCGAATATTACACACAGTCACGCTTTGATAAACTTTGGAAAGACTATCAGACTGCCACAGGCCTTGCCGAACTTACTCCCCACATTGCCCGACACGGCTTTGCTACAATCTGTTTTGAGGCTAATCTGAACATAAAGGATGTTCAGGAAATTTTAGGTCACGCTCAATATTCCACTACATCAGACATCTACACTCACCTTACACAAAAGCACAAAACAGAGGCACTTAATAAGCTGAATACATACTTTGAAAACAACTACTAAAAGCAACAGAATTTCAACGCATTGCACAGATTTTACACAGTAAGCCGTTTTATGGCTTAAATACTGCATTTGTTAAGAGTTCAAATCTCTCCATCTCCGCCAAAAGCACTCGAGCAATCGGGTGCTTATTTTTTGTGATAAACACTGAAAAATCGGCTTATTTGCTATGTTTTTCAATCACTCAGCCTTTGCTTTTTGAGTGAATTTCGGTATCAAACAATATCAGCTAAAATCAATAAAGTTACACAGTAAATTATGCCATAGAGAGATTTTTGTACTATCCGAACAAGTCAGTTTACTTAAATAATACTCATCCGGTTCATATTTTGAAACTGTATCAAGAACATAATCAGCAGAAACAATCATAAAATGAATTAATTTATCATCGTCCATAAAACCATCTGCTTGTTCTTTAATCCATTTTATATATGGTGAATCAATAACTTTAAAAAAAGACTGATTTGGAAATTCTTTTCAGACTTGTTGCCATTCACCTGCAATAAATTTAAAACGCATTTCTTCCGTTGAACGGCAATAACTTTCCACATCCGCCCATCTGATTGAAAACAATTCCATTTCATTATTTTCAAGAATAACTGTTAAACCGTCAAAATCATCACTTACAGATTTTATATTTAAACCGTAACTGTTTATATTTTTTTAAATATCCCATTTTTCGATTTTAGTTTCTATAATTATCACCCGCATTTGTCTGTTAATATTATAGTAATAAACTTTATAATTACTTAGCTTAAAAAATATTCCGGACCATAATTTAAGTATCCGTACTAAACAAATGCATTTACTTCTGTTCGCCTGCATTGCGGACAACGGGCATTTTATCAAAATCATAGTATGAGAGTTCGTCTATTCCGTTTAAAAATGCGTGACAGCCGTTTACTATCATAAGATTGGTCTGCTCAATATTATAGCAGCACACTATTACTTTTTTGCCTGTCGCATAGGCATATCCGCACTCCCACGCAGTTCCGCTGTCGGAGTACATTCCGCCGTAAAGCAACACAACCGCATCGCAATCGTCAATTCCGCCTTTGTCAATTTTAAAAATTTCCTCTGCCCATTCTGCATTGTTAAGGCTTTCCCTGTTCTCAACATCGTGCTCCATAGGTACAAAAACTTCGTGACCTTTTGCTTTAAGAATTTCAGCCGCACGGTGAATATTTGCAATTTCGTTATCGTTAAAAAACGGCGATGCAAGGTAAATCTTCATATTAAAATCTCCTAAAAAATATTAAAAACATTATCGGTATGGTAATCGCCGCCATTGCCTGCGACACAAGAGCAAGGCTTGCGCCTGTTTGCGGACTTTCTCCGTATGCCGATGAAATTATAACGGTGTTAAGTCCTAACGGCATTGCATTTGCACAGAGTGCGGCAAAAACTATTTCATTATCCGTATTCAAAAGCCTTAACGCAGTCACAAAAATTGTCGGAAAAACTATCAGCCTAAGCACCGCCACAATATAAGTCTGCTTTACCTTGAGCAGGCTTTTTATTTCATATCCCGCTATTACAAACCCAGTCAAAATCATTGCAACAGGTGCCATACAGGCGGCACAATCGGTAAGAATTGTACTTACAAGCCGCACCCTCGGTATTTGTAAAAGTCCGAGAATTGCTCCGATAAACAGCGACACAAATATCGGATTCAGCAATGACTTCAAAGAAAACCCGCCCTTATCCGACGGCACAAGCCACGCAATTCCGATTGAGTAAGTAAACATATTCAGCGGCAGAGTAAATATTAAATAATCGAAAAGTTCAATGCTGTCAGCGCCGTATATGCCCTGAACAAGTGCAGTTCCGACAAATCCGAAATTTGATACCGAAAGCGAATATCTGTACACTTTACGCAAATACTCGTCTTTGGTAAGAAATTTTGAGATAATAAAAGCAAGCGCAACCGCAGCAATCAAAAGCGCAGTGCTGTAAACAAGGAAAATCCATTTTCGGCTTATATTTTCCACCGTACAATTATTCCAAAATGTATTGATTACGACCGCAGGCATAAATATTCCGTTTTCAAGGCGTGACAAAGTCCTGCCGCTGCCGTCAGATAAAATATTTTTCTTTTTAAGAACAAAGCCGATAAGAATAAAAGAAAAAAGCACGGCTATGTGATTAAGCGTAGATGAAAGTATTTCCATACGATATTTCCTTTATATTATAATACAAATTTCAGCATAAAACAATAACCGCAGGTCGAGCTGACCTGCGGCTGACAATATTATTATTAATTTTTTGTAAAATTGTATTCATTTGTTTTCTTCATCTTGTGAGCATTTATCGTCACACTCTGCCTGTTCTTCCTTTTTTTCAAGGTTCATAACCGCTGAAAGTCCTGCCGAAACCGAAGAAACCAAAAGACCGCAGACTGCACTTTTCCACATTTCTGCATTTGCAAAATCCGTTCCCGTCAGAAACAACGCAAGATTAGCGAGAATATATCCGAGTGCCGTCTGTAGGAATGTACGCAATGCTCTTTTAAGGCAGTTTTTAGTAAAACACATCTTCATATTACATAATATTCGGATGCCTTAAAAATGTACTTATTTATTATCGGATATTTCAGGCAATCCCGCAATACTTGTAAGCAACGAAAGAATACCCGAAAGCACGCTTGCGGAAGCAACCGCTACCCAATTCACATCACTTAGCACCGCAGACACGCCGATAACCGAAATAGCTGTTTGAGCCACGGTTTTTGCCGCACGGATACCCGCAGCTTTTGCCCATATTTTAAAACCGTTTTTCATAATTTCACCCCCTGTAATACATTTTAATTTAAAAGTTCAATATAAATTTCTGCCCATAAAAGCGATATTAGCTTATTTCTTTTCACTATTTATATGCTCAAGGTCAGCAATTCTATGATTTACAACTCTTATTTCTTCGTCCGTAACGGCTGACATTCGCTCAAGTTTGAAAACACGCTCTTGCAGATGATTATATTTATCCTGCTTATGTTCAAGCTGATCTAACCGATACACAATCAATGATTTGGTCTTTTCGTTTTCGCTTTCCTGTCGCTTACGGTTTGACGCATTTATCAGCAATTGACAAATAATACTTCCGCCCGCAACAATCAGCGCAGTCACAATTTCCGTACTCATATCACACCCCCTTTACCTATGCGTAAAATATTATTAAAAATTGCAGTAATTAGGCTAATTTTATTAAAAAAGAATTAAAAAGGCACAAAAAAGCACCCTGCCGAGTGAACCGGCCTACAAAAAGTTAGATTCTTAGTCTAACTTTTTTGGGTTGGCTCACCGAGCAAGGTGCATAATCTAATATTTATTAACAAAAGCAAGAATTTTTCTTGCTGTATCAAGACTTACTTTTGAAACATCACCGTACTTCAGAAAAGCATTTGCATTACCCGGATTAAGGTTTAATTCCTTATAAATACGGTAGTTGCTCATATTTTTAGATTTTCTTGTAAAACATATTTTCTGATACATCATTTGTTTTAATTTATTTTCCAAAACTTTTTTATCTTTTTCGTAAATATAATTTTGGTATATCGTACGATAATGGCTTAATCTTTCCGAATTTAAAAAATCATTTATATTATTTTCTTCAAGACCGGAAAGTTGATTGCAAGCTGTTTTTAAATAAGAATATTTTTTTATAAGTCTGTTTTTTAAATCTTCTTTTGTATAAAGAACAAGGTACATAGTAAGAGCATCTTGCAATCTTGCATTAGAAGAAGCAAGATTTGAAAATATATAGAGTGAGGTTGTATTATATCCCGACAATTCTTTAAGCTGAAAAAGCAAGTAACCCTTAAAAGTCAACTCTCTCACTTAAATCTCTCCTTATAATGATTATAATTTATAACCAATGCATTTCTGTCAAAATCAGACAGCATACCGTAACAGACATCATCAATTAACTTATCCAATAAATTCCAATCCAAAGATTTATAAACCAATTCGTTTTCTATATCTTCAACATCCTTATCACGCATTGAACATAATTTTGAAACCACCAAATCTTCAAGCGATACAGTATAAAATTTAACTTTTTTAGTCGGAATATCTATCGGTATAATTCGGTTTAAATAATCATCAGGAAAATTTATTCTGTATGCGCTTACATTCAT